GAGTTTGAATGAAATCAAGCTGGAAAAAGCAAAGGCTTGCTACTAAGAAGCAGAGTATTAAGTTAATGAAGTGGAAGAATAACTTTGTTAGGAAATACGGTCGGATAGCTGTTATAGGTCTTGGAGCTAGTGAAGCAGCACGCAAGCTCGCGGATGCTTTCTATCCTGTTCTTAAGTCTATCAGAGAATTACAGAAAGCAAATGAGGTAGTGGAATGAAAAGGCCTATTTATGAGAGTGTTAGATACTTTGGCGAAAATACTGAATATGCAAGTCATGTAACCATTGCTGGATATGAGAGGATAAGTCGGTTAGGAGCTTCAAGAAAGAAAAACTCACGTCCAAAAATATATGGTCGCAAGTTATCAAAGGGGTTCAAAAAATAACAAGAAAAGCTCGCGGACAACGAGCTTAGTTAAATGATTTTCTTAATTCTATTATAACAAAATTTGTAAAGGAGTTAGGACTATGAAGAGTAAAACGCAACCAGATATTTTTGCGTGCACACACGGAACGCAAGATATAGAAACAGATGACTGGCGTATTGTTCGTTCAGTACTTAGGACAATGCTACGGCAAAGTAAGAATGCAAGAACTTCTAAAGAAGTATTGCATTCATTGGATCAGATAACAAATCCAGATCATAGAAGAATATTTAAGAAGTATTTTATGAATGGTCAAGGTATTGTTAAGATTTCAATAGATGAACATTATGATGAGTCAGTTGTTAGATCCTATATATCCAGTGCAACGAAAGAGTTTGCTGCAGTATATTGTAATGGTGCTCTAACTAAAGCATTCATTAAAGAATAAATAATAGCCCACTTATGCAGTGGGTTTTTTAATACAGTAAAGGTATGACTATAGATGTATCAACAAGGAAAGCAAGACACAGCTTCTATTGTTCTGGTGATTGGAACAGAGTTAGGCGCCTTGCAATGGATAGAGATAACAACGAGTGTATATGGTGCAAAGCAGCAGGGAAGGTAACTACATCAACCAGAGCAACGCTTGAAGTGGATCATATAAAAGAATTAAATAAACATCCTGAACTTGCACTTGAATTAAGCAATCTAAGGACTTTATGCCACGATTGTCACAATAAAAGGCATAACAGAAGTAAAAATAGAAAGTTTGATGATGAGATTTTTGAGTTTTAGAAATATTATACCCCCCGTCTGAAAAAAACGCATGTTTTTCTAAAATCACGGAAGACCGGTTGGGGTTTTCTGACCAAAAATGACCCAGTTTTTTGTATAGGGGAGGGGTAATGGGCGCAAAAAGTAATTTAGAACAAGAACTTTTAGGAATAATTAATGAAAAATCATTTGCAGAACGTGAAAAAGTTGAACGTTATTGGAGTTTGGTGAAAATATCGAAAGAGCTTGATAAATCTATCTCGAGAGACGGTGCAATGATTGTTGTTAGAAATGGAAATCAAGAGTTTTTAAAAACAAATCCAGCAATTTCTGAGAAAGTAAAAGTTAATGCAGCATTGATAAAATTAGACGAGTTTTTCAAAGCCAAAAGAGAAGAAAAAGGTAAAAATTCAGACTTTAATGAGGATGATTTGTATGATGATTAATTATGTTACAGAATACATAGAATCTTATCATGCTCAAAGAATCAAATTAAATATTGAAAGAGAACAGCTTGTAGAATATATAAAAAGAGAAATAGAACCAAGAATTGAATCTGGTGAAATCTACTTTGATGAGGTACAAATTAATAAATGTATCAAATACATCGATACATTTTATTTTAAGCTCGAGGATTTTCAAAAATTTATAATAAGTTTCATTTTTCTTTTTTGGAGTGAAGGCAATGATATTGTTTTTGAACAATTTCTTATTATGATGGGCCGTGGAGGTGGTAAGAATGGTCTGATTTCTGGAGTAACAAACTATCTCCAAACTCCGATGCATGGTATTCCAAAGTATCACATCTCTCTTGTGGCTAATAGTGAAGATCAAGCAAAGATGAGTTTCGAGGAAATTTATGACACGATTGAAATCAATGCTAAACTGCAAAAAATGTTTAGGTGGGGCAAAAAAGAGATAAAAAATAGGACGACTCAATCTATTTTGCGCTATAAAACAAGTAATGGTAATACCAAAGACGGTTTACGAGACGGTGCAGTTGTATTTGATGAAATACATCAATACGAAGATCATAAAGTAACAGATGTTTATGTTTCAGGACTTGGTAAAGTAGCAAATCCTCGTGAGTTTTATATAGGTACAGATGGATTTGTACGAGATGGCTTTATTGATGAAATGAAAGAACTTGCTCATAAAGTCCTAGTGGGAGAAGCTGACTTTGACGAGTTATTCCCTTTTATCTGCAAGTTAAATAATGAAGCAGAAGTAAATGATCCCTCAAATTGGGAAATGGCAAATCCTATGTTTAGTCTACCTATGAGTGACTATGCAAAACGTTTATTTAGGAAAGTAACAAAACAGTTCAAAAAGCTGGAAGTTAACCCAAGTGGCCGGGATGAATTTATGACAAAGCGCATGAATTATCCTGTTGTAGACATTGAACGTAGTGTTGCTACCTATGAAGAGCTTAAAGCTACTAAGGTAGAATTCCCAGTCTTAAAAAATTTACCCGCTATAGGGGGATTTGACTTTGCCTCAATTCGTGACTTTATTGCAGTTGGTGCACTGTTTAAAATTGATGATAAATATATTTTTAAAAGTCATTCCTTTGTACGTAAGGAGTTTGTTGATAGAATATACAGTTATTCCAAACTGAACGAAAATGTGAACGGTAAGCGTAGATTTGCTCCTATACGCAAGTGGGAAGAAGAGGGACTACTGACTGTATTAGATGAGCCTTCTATGAATCCACAGCACGTTGTAGATTGGTTTGTAAGAATGAGAGATGAAGAAGGATATGATTTTCAAACAATCTGTGGTGATGGGTATAAAATGGATGTTTTAAAACCTTTATTTGAAGCAGCAGGATTTGAAGTATCTTGGAACGGTAAATTTAGTCAGCCTCCAGGTTATCGTGTAGAAGTTATTCGAAATTTTAGAGCAATTGATGCGAGGCTATCTTCTAGAATTGAAGATGCGTTCGCAAATAAGAAAATTGTATTTGGGGATAATGATATGATGCGTTGGTACACTCAAAACGTGCTTAGAAGGCTCAAAACAGATGGCAACATAGAATATGTCAAAAAGGAAGAAACACGGCGTAAAACGGACGGATTTAAGGCTTTTGAAGCTGCAATGTTCAAGATAGATGAGTTAGAAAATAATGACCCAGGTAATTTCATTGATAATATTGCCGAATGGTGGTAAAAAATGCCCATTTTAAGGGCTTTTTTTTATTTATACTAAAGAAAATAAAGAAAGGAGTGAAGTATGAAACTGTTTGGAAAAACAAAAGCAGTTAGTAATGTTGAAGCCATTGAAATTACACAAAATATCGATTCATTATCTGCAAAAAATTTAGCTTTAGATATTGTAGTCAGCTATGTTGCTAATATTTTTTCGAAAACGAAGTTCAAGTTTAACGGTGATGATGCAGTAAATAGGTTGTACTACTTCAATAGATCTCCTAATGTTAATCAATCTGCTCAAGAATTTTGGAAAACAGTTGCTTATGAACTCATTTCTAAAGGAGAAGCTTTAGTACTCCCGTTAAATAAACAGTTTTTCTTAGCAGATAGCTTTTATCGTGAAGAAAAAATAACCGGAGACATTTTCAAAAACATTACTATATCAGAGTGGATGAGTCCAACTGACTATAAAAGGGAAGATGTTCTTTACTTTAAATATAAGAATAAATCTTTAGAAAATTTTACCTCAACTCTTTGGGACGAGTATGGAAATATACTTGGAAAGCTTGTTACTGATCAGAAAAAAGCAAACCAAGTGCGTGCAACTTTTGAAATGCCTAATAAAAACGAAATAGAAGATAAGGAATTTCAAAATAAAACTAAAAAATTTGTAGGAAAAATAATTGAGCAGATTCGTAAAGATCCTGTGGTGATTATTCCAACTTCTCAAAGTACTAAATATGATGAGCAGGGAACAGGAGGTTCTACTAAAAGTAGCAACTCTTCCTATGTAACCGATATTGAAAAGATGAAAGACATGTTCATTAATGATATATCCGATTTAATTGGTGTTCCTCGTGATCTTATATTTGGTGGCAAAGCAGATAATGAAAAAAACTATAACTTGTTTGTAGAAACCGTTATTGAGCATTTGCAAGGTATTGTAGTTTCTGAAATGAATCACTCTCTTTCTCCAGTAGAGTTTAAGAATGGGCTCAAATACAGTGCGAAAAGTGTTCGGTATAGAGACATATTTAGTTTATCTACTAGTATCGACAAACTAGTTTCTAGTGCGACATTTAATAGAGATGAAGTACGTGAGGAATTAGGATTTGATTCTATACCAGGGGGAAGTGAGTTTCTTATTACCAAAAACTATATGAAATATGGAGAAGAGGAGAAAAAATAATAATGCAAAATCTAATAATGAATGGTCCGATTGTAGATGATTCGGAAGTCTGGTTTTATGATTACTTTGGTGATCCTTGTATCTCACCTAAAAACGTTCTTGAATTTTTAAATAAATCTGGTCATGAAGACATAACATTGACAATTAACTCAAGAGGTGGTGATGTTCTAGCAGGTAGTGAAATTTTTACTGCAATTAAGAGTTACCAAGGAAAAGTTAATGTTATTGTTGCAGGAATAGCAGCAAGTATGGCTTCAGTTATAGCAATGGCAGGAGATGGTGTAAAGATTAGTCCATTAGGAAAGTTTATGATTCATAATGCCTCTATGGGTAATTTTGGAGATTATCGAGATATGGGTAAAGCTTCAGAATTACTGTTTGATACTTCAGAAAGTCTTGCCAATGTGTATGCAGCAAAAACAGGGAAAACCGTATCAGAAATTCTTGAAGCCATGGATAATGAAACATGGTTCACAGCAGAAAAAGCAGTAGAATTCGGTCTTGCGGATGAAGTATTATTCTCAGAAAAACAAGACATCACTTTAATTGCCTCAGCCGGAGATATGGTAGATAAAGACAAAATCGCTGAATTCAAAGCGTTCCTTGCTGAAAAGGAACTCAATAAAGGAAATAAACAATCTAAAACAGATTTAAGCGCAGAAGATATTTCAGATATTGTAAATAAAATTGTTGATCAAAAATTGTCAGAAAAGACACAAAAATCCGAAGCAAAAGCAGTAAAGGCTGCTGGTTTATCAAAATATATTCACTAGGAGGAAATTATGAGTATTACATTTAGCTCAATCACAAACGACTTGCCAAAATACCAAGGGGCATTGAAAAAATTCACTGATTCTGTACATGAAAATGCAGATGAAAGTGTTCAAAACCAACTCTACAAAGAAGCTATGGAAATGCTTGGAACTGAACTATCAGAAACAATCGGTGCTCAAAGCAAAGCAGAATTGGAGCGTATGTTTGATAACATGTCTGCAAATAAAGGTATGACTGCATCAGAAATTAAGTTCTTTAACAGCATTAAAGAAGATGTAGGGACTAAAGATGAAAAACTTCTTCCAGAAGAAACAGTAAATCAAGTATTTGATGATCTCAAAACTAATCATCCACTCCTCTCAATTATCAACTTTAAAAATGCAGGAATGCGTATTAAAGCTTTGATTGCAGAAACTGAAGGAGTAGCTGTTTGGGGCGAAATTTATAGTGAAATTAAAGGGCAATTAGATGCAGCGTTTAAAGAAAACGACTTTAAACAAAATAAACTTACTGCATTTGTTGTGGTTCCAAAAGATGCTCTGGATTTTGGCGCAAAATGGTTGAAGCAATTCATTATGGCACAAATCGAAGAATCTTTTGCAGTTGCTTTAGAACTCGCTATTGTCACAGGTAATGGTAAAAACCAGCCTGTAGGATTAATGAAGGACTTAGACAAAGGAGCAGTAGACAATGGTCTCCCAGTCTATGATGCAGATAAAACAGCAGTAGCGGACTTATCAGATGTTACTCCAGAAACAGCTCCAAAAATCCTAGCTCCAGTAATGCAAGTTCTGTCTACAAAGCAAAAGGACGGAAAAGCATTAAATATCGCTGGACAAGTTACGATGCTTATCAATCCTCAAGATTACTATCAGCTTGAAGCTAAATTTACAACACTTAATGCAAATGGTGTTTATATCTTTAATCTTCCTTTTGGCATTAAAATCGAACAGTCTGTTGCTGTGAAATCTGGAACAGCAGTTATCTTTGTCGCAAACCGTTATGATGCATATGTGGGTGGTGGAACATCGATCAAAGAATATGATCAAACATTTGCTTTAGAGGACTTGCAGCTCTACACAGCTAAAGCGTACTACTATGGTAAAGCTAAAGATAATAATGTTGCAGTAGTTGTAACAGTAGCTTCTGATACAACTACTACAACTAAAGCACCTACAACGACAACCACTACAGTTCAACAGTAGCGAGAAAGGAATAGTTGATGAGCGAAGCAGCAAAAAAATGGTCGACTGATAATTTAGAATCATTTAAACATCGAATGCGAATTTCAACTACTGATGAAAATGAGATTGAAAATTTAAAATCAATGCTTGCAGCTTCTTATATTTCTATTATTCGTCTAGTAGGTGTTGACGATGCTTCTGATTTGGAGGTAAAAGAACTAATCTTTGAAAGAGCACGTTATGTATATAATGATGCTCTTGATGAGTTTGAAGGTAATTATCAAAAAAATATTTATTATCTTTGGCTCGCTCACAAATCCGATGAGGAGGATGAGGCAAGTGATAAAATCTCAGAAAGCTAGACAAAATATAGTAAAAACTCATAACGGAACTCTAAATACTCTTATTAAATTTTATAAAACTACAACTGATGACAGTATTGATGGTAGGGATATTATCTATGAGAAGCTGTTTGAAGCATATGCTGAAGTTTATAGCCCAAGTAGCAAAGATATTTCTATTATGAATGGTAAGGGCGTTAAAAAAGGTATGACAGTCCGATTAAGGGATCCATTGACTTCTTATTATCCTGATAATAAAGAAGTGGTTCTGATTAACGATGAACGATTCAGTGATATGGCTTGGGATATTGTTGATATACGACCTGATGTTATTGATCGTAGATTTATTATTATTTTATTATCAGGAGATAACGGAGTGAAATTATGCCAGCAGAAATGAATCTTATAGGTTTTGATGAAGTAATTGCAAATCTTGAAAGAAAACTTAGTCCTGCTCGTGTTCAGCGTGTTGTAAATAAATCTTTAAGGGATGCAGCGGATGTGGCTGTTAATGAGCTTAAAAGTGTACAGGGGGCTGGGGAAACCGCTTCTGGGGTTACTCATGGTAATGTAAGTCGTGCGACTGGAGTTCCAATTATAAAAATTGGTAATAAAGGTAAGCACTGGAGGCTAGTACACTTAAATGAGTTTGGCTACACTAGGAACGGAAAAACATTCAGTGGGGCGAGACCGGGGGCTTTGCGAAGATTTGCCCAGTCTCAAGAGCAAAAGTTTCCTGAGATTGTTCGTAAAGAATTAGAGGAACTCACAAAATGAAAGATATGCTTGATGAGATTAGTAGCTCTTTAAAAAAAGATGACCATCTCAAAAACATTTGTATTAAAAGTTTTGAAAGACCGGAGTCTTTAGAAAAAGGTGAATCCAGTATAGTTATTATTCCCCTGGGACCTCCACAACAAATTGCAAAAGGGAGTAATAAGTCACTTTCAAAACATTTTATCTATCAGATTAATGTTGAAGCTGCCCAACGTATGGAGGCTAAAAATATCCAACGAAAAGTAGAACTTATTCTTCAATCTATAGGTTTTTACCAAGCTGAAGGAGGATTAGAAGAATATTTTAAAGAAACAACTCGCTATGTAGATGCTCGTGTTTACGAGGGAAATAGCATGTTGTATGAAGATTTTTAAAAAGGAGAAAAAATATGGTAGCAATTGTAGGTTTTGAGAAAACAACTATTCGAATTATAGATGGTGCAACTCCAAAATTGGGTGAAAACCTATTTGTCATTAATGGTAAAAAAGATGAAGGTGCAATGTCATCTGTTAAGATTTCAGGTCTTGCGGTTGATCCTGTATCAACTTGGGGGTCTAATAAGCCTTATTACATTTCTGGAAAAGGAGTTGGTGATGCTAAAGCTGACTTTGATGTTATTGATTTCCCAGAAGATATTCAAAATGCTGTACTAGGTCTAAAGTCAGATAGTCACGGATTAATCACAGCATCATCAAACACAGAGGCTCCAGACGTTGCTGTTTTGATTGAGGACACAACAATTCGCGGTGAACGCTTTATGCTCGGATTCATGACAGGTAAATTCTCATTTGACGGTATAGAAATGAATACCGCTCAAGGGAAAGCCAAAGAACTGGATCCAGATACAATTTCATACACAATCGGTGCAGATGATAACTCTGATTATTATAAAAAATATATTGGTAAAGAGCAGGAAAAAATGGCAGCCATGCTTGAAGTTTTAGGAATGAATGATCCAACAACGACTACAACAAGTACGACGACATCTACAACCAAAGCGCCTACGACTACAACAACCACACAGGCAACAACAACTACTACAACTGAAGCATAATAATGAAAGGATAGAGCGATGAAATTTTTATTTGCTCAACCAGCAAAAAAGCGTTTCTCTTGGGAGTTGAAAACAGCAATCAAAAGTTTAGTGGATCTAGGAGTCAAAGCAGAAGATATTGTTCTTCTTTTTGCTCAAGAAGATGACACAGTCATTGATGAATTTCAAGATTACGATGTTCATGTTTATTTAGATGAGCGGTACGATAAATCATACATTCCAAGTATTAAACCATTTTTATGGTGGAAATATCTTGAAGAAGATATTGAACGTGAAAATGAAACTTATGTTTATCTTGATTCAGATACTGTTATATTGGATCTTTCAGCATTTGAACTTCGACCTACAAAAAGTCGTTGGTATTGTTCGAATACAGTGGGTTACTTAGGTTATAAATATATTCAAAGCGTGACAAACGCTCAAAAAGTGTTTGATACTATGACGGATGCAATAAAAGTTCCTACAGAGTGGATTGAAGGTATTGATAAACAATCAGGAGGCGCTCAGTGGGTAATAAAAAGTCCTAAAGCGGGCTACTGGCATGATGTTTATGTTAATTCAATTGTTTTATATAAGGCTATTGAGCCACTTGATACATCATTACAAAAATGGACTGCAGAAATGTGGGCCCAATTATGGACAATGTACCACTATGGCATTGATCCAAAAGTAAGCGATAAGTTAGACTTTGCATGGTCAACAGATAATACACTTGAAGATAAAAAGATTATCCATAATGCAGGGGTGACTGAGGATATGGGATTATTTTTTAAAGGAAAATATGAGGAAACTCCTCCACTGGAAAGCTTAGAGCAAACATCAGGAAAAGTATCGGATATTTACGTAAATTTAGTAAAAAAAGCAAATTACAATGAGGAGAAACACGATGCCAAAGCTTAAAATCACCCTACACACTAAACCAGGAGTTACTTTTGAAGAAGAGCACGTAAGTGGCCAAAATTATCTTGATTTTTGGAACATGAAAGCTGATTTTGAAGATAACCAAGATAAATATTCTGTAGTGGATATTATTGAAAAGCGCCTTGAATTTACCGCTAACTTATTTAGCAGCGATGAAATTACGGCGGACTCAATCTTAAAGGGAACTAATCCTTGGGACTTGATGCCACTTTTAAATAGTATTGAAAATATTATTATTGGGGCAGAAGATAATGAGTCAAAAAAGGAACAATAACTGCTAAAGAAGCGAAACAAGATTTCTTGAAGCTTATTCGGCAGTTAGTTATAAGTGATACAGGATTTACTCTTTCAGATATTTTGGATAATGATTTCAGTTCGGTGCTAGATATTATTCAAGATAAAAAAGAAGAAGTGAAAAGAATGTCGCTTGAAGACTTTATGAACACACTATAAAAAATCTTACTTAGAGTAAGGTTTTTTTAGTTTAAAGTTGATATTTAAGAAAATTTTAAGTTATAATACATAGAGAATATAATTTAGGAGTTATGTATGGAAAATAATGAACTTAATGACAAAAAAGAAATGAATCCAATGAGTGAAAAAACTCCGATTTATAAGTTAGTATTATTCTGGCTATTGCTCACAAGCATTGCAATAACAATAGTATTTATTTTCATCAGTAGTGTAACACAAAATAAACTTTCTCAGGCTAATAGCACAATAGAATCTTTAAAGAAATCTTACGAAAAAGAATCATCTTTTAATTATGATTTTAATACATATATGAGAGAAAATGTTCCTGACTATGTGTCTTATGTCGATAAATACCTAGGTAATTCTTCAAGTGAATCGGAGGAAAACAATAATCAGACAAGCACAGAACAGGATACTTATACTAATAAATTTGGAACAGCTCAGGAGTTTACAGGAAATGACACACAATTAAGTGTTAATGTTATAAGTGCAGTTATAGATCCAACAGTAGAGTTAGATAGTGAAGCTCCAGCAGGTGTGAAGCCCCTTGTAGTAACGGTAAGTATAAAAAATATCGGTAAATCTTCTTATAGTTTTAATATTCAATCATTTAATGCATATGATAACAATGGAAATACTCTAAACTTCAGTTCTAGTACATATCATAATACTATGCCAAATTCAGTTAATGCAGGCCAAACAGTAACGGCGAAAGCATATTTTGAAGCAACTGATGATGGACCTTTTAGCATTACTTTTGCAGATGGAACTTGGAAGTAAGAATTTATAATTAAAAACTAATAAACAAAAAACGCCCATTTTACAGGGCGTTTTTTGTTTATCCTAGAACTAAGAAAAAAACTAGGAGAATAGTATATATGTCAGATACACCTTTAGGAAGAATGATTGTTGAGCTTGGTATTACTGATACAAAATTTACTCAGGGTGTAGGAGGGGTTAAAGCTGAACTGAAATCTCTACAAAATGACTTTAAATCTTCTCAAACAGCTTTTAAAAATTTTGGTGGTCAAGTAGACGGTGTAGGACATCCTATGACTAAGCTCAATACTTTGATTGATAAGCAGAAGCAGTATGTTTCTCAGTTAGCGGAACAATATAAAGGATCTCTAAATAAGGAAACTGGAGAAGCAACTCGTGCTACTGATGGATATGCTCGGCAATTATCAGCTGCAAAGGGTCAACTTGTACAGTATTACGCCCAACAGAAACAGCTCGCAAACCAAATTAAAATTAGTGCTCAAGAGCAATATAAACAAAATAGCATTGTACCCAAAATTGCAAATGGATTTGATGCTGCAAGTAAAAAAATTGATGCATTTGGGAATGCAATGTTGCCCGCTAGTGTTGCTTTAACGGGAGTTTTTTATAAAGGTATTCAGTCTGCAGCAGAATTTAACGGTAAAATGACAGAAATTCAAGCCTTGCTAGCAGATGACACCTCGCCTAAACAGCTAGCTAAAAACATGGATATATTGTCTAGTAAATCCAAGGAATGGGCTAGACAATATGGAATTGACACCTCCTCTATAAATGAGGGGATTGAGGAGATGATTAAAAAAGGATATGACTTTAATCAGACTCTTGGAGCTATGCCTACGGTATTAGATGCTTCAAAAGCTTCAGGGGATGATTTTAATACTGTTATGTCTGCATCAACGTCGATTCTTGAACAGTTTGGTTTAGTGTCAAAAGATACAGCTGCCATGAATAAGAATACTCAACGTGTCACGGATAGTTTGGCTTTTGTAGCGAATAAAACAGCTGCTGGATTTTCTGATATGGGGAATGCTATGGAGTATGCAGGGCCAGTTGCACATGGTCTTGGTATGAGCCTAGAAGAAACTTCAGCAGCAATTGGTTTAATGTCCAATAACGGTATTGAGGGAGAAAAGGCAGGTACAGCACTACGTGGAGCACTATCTCGTTTGATGAAGCCAAGTGATACGGCAGCTGATGCGATGGGTAAACTAGGAATTAACCTGGAAGAGTTTAAAAAAGGTCAGCTTGGACTACCTGATATTTTAGATAATATAAAAGATAGCACTAATGGTATGACTAAAGCCCAAAAGGCTTCACTTTTATCTATTGCTTTTGGTACAGAAGCTCAAACAGGGATGAACATTCTTGTTTCTCAAGGAGGAAATGCACTACGTAATTTAACCAAAGAAACTCAGAATGCAACCGGATATACTAAAAAATTAGCTGATCAAATGAATAATTCTGATAAGAATGAATTTGCTAAAGCTAAAGCAACCATCGAAACATTGTCTATTGATTTAGGTGAAAAACTCCTTCCATCTATAGTCCCAATTGTTAAAGAAGCAAGTAATTTAGCTGATGGTTTTTCAAAGCTTGATCCAAAAACACAACAATTATTGATTAATATGGGATTGATTACTGCAGCAGCTTACCCAGCTTCGAAAGCTTTAAGCGGAGTAACAAGTATCGTAGGTTTCTTGCCGAAGCAAATGGCTAAATGGGGAACACTCGGTGCGGGTCAGCTTGCCTTAAAAGGAATTGAAACAGGAGCTGTTAGCGCAACTGCTGCCATTGGTACTGGTGGTGCAGGATTATCAGGAAGTATCGGAGGTTTGGCTCCTATTCTTGCAGGAATTGGTCCTGTAGGCTGGGCTGCATTAGGCACTGCAGGACTTGCGGGGACAATTGTTGCTCTTAGTAAAGTCACCGAGAAGGCAAGAGGTGAGTTGCAAGAAACGAGTGATTGGGGGACTACAGTTGGTGAAACTGCAAATGATCAACTGAAAAACTTTGAGAATAAGCTTGAAAACTTTAATTCCGCATTTTCTACGTTTGAATCTTCTGGAACAAATTCTGCTAACAATGTAAAAAAAGCATTTAAAGAGTTAGCGGAGACGGTTGGTGGAGATATCGATAAAGCTAAAGAAGATTTAGCGAAAAGAGCTGAAGTTCTAGGGATACCCAAAGAAGAAATTGATGCCTGGAAAAATAATATGGATCAGCATAAAAACAACGTTCAGGTTATGTCTGACCAAGTCATAGGTATCTATGAAACTGCCTCAAAACAAAAGAGAGATTTAACTTTAGAAGAGCAAGAAGTTATTAAAAATAATGAAGCTCAGATAATGGAAGCTGAGGTTAATTCATTACAAATCAGTGGTGATAAGAAGGCAGCAGTACAAGCCGCTATATATGGGAAAATAAATGCTACTTCTGAAAAACAGCTTAATGAGTATAAGGCAGCGATAGAAAAAGCTGTTGATTCAGAAAATACTAGCTATAAATCCAGTATGGAAACGTTAAAGCAGTCATTAGATGCTGGTATGATCAGTAAAGAGGAATATTATACTAAATCCAAAGCTTTATCTGACCAACACGGCCATATTTTAGATACTTATGGGAAAAACTTATTAAAAGTACTTCAACAAAGCAAGGATTACTATCAAACTGATAGTGATGCAGCCGCTGCATGGAAAGAAAAAACTTCTAAATATTTCAAAGATCACGGATTAGACTATGGCGATATATCTAAGAAGATGCAAGAACATGCTAATACAGTGAAAAATACAAGTGGACTTGTAGCCAAATACACTGATGAAATGTCAAAAGAAGGTAAAGATGCATCGGATGCATGGAATGCTCTTGTGTATGACCCAAAAACTGGTAAAGTTACAACTAATGCCAAAGAAAAAGTATCAGAAGCAATGCAAGCAGCAGGTGGTTGGCAAAATATTCAATGGATTGAAAAGAATGCAAACTTGGATACAAATGCATTGATCACAATTGCGGAAGCAGCACAGGCCAATGGAATGTGGAATAACCTTACTCCAGAAGAGAAAAATCTTACTGTTAATAACAAGCAAGGGTTAGCAGCCATTGTTAACAGTAAGGAAAATCTTGATACATGGAATAAGATGCCTGTAAATGTAAAAGAAATGCTTGGTAAGAATACTGATTTTGTTAATAAAAGTGGATCAGCAAAAGCTATTCTTGATGCTTGGAACGCATTGACACCAAAAGAGAAAGAACTTAAAGCAAAGAATCTCACAGTACAACCAAAAGAAGAAGCTCAAAGGGTCATTGACAGTCTCCGTGATAAAAGAGTGACTCTTGGAGCATTAAACGGGACAATTGTGCCGACGTTTCAAGCTCAAAAGACAGTAAACTCTTTAAAAGGAAAAGATGTTCCCTTAACTGCTAGTAATAACACTGGTTCAGGAAAAAATTCAGCACAAAATACGATGAATAGTTTACAAAATGTTACTCGTGGATTATTTGCGAACAATAATACGTGGACTGGTGTAAATACAGCGAATAGTACTATTCAAACAGGCTTCAATGGTAAGATAGTAAATTTATCCGCAGACGGCACAAATGCTACAAATACTTATAATTCATTTATGGCTCTTCCGGATTTAAAAACAATCAATATTCAACCACATATAATGGGACCTGTTAACCATGCACAAGGTACCCCCTATCACCAAGGTGGCTTGGCAGTCGTAAATGACCAGAAAGGTCCCACATACAAAGAGCTAATTACCCTCCCTAACGGTACTAGTTTTATTCCTCAAGGTCGAGATGTGATGCTTCCTCTTCCAAGAGGTTCTCAAGTTCTAAAAGCGAGAGAAACTGCCAAACTAATACCTAAATATGCAAATGGTACTGGTGGTATTCCCCAAAATGCAAAAATATTTCAAGATATGAATGCTGTCCAAGTTAAACTAGGGGGTGCTTCAAAAACATCAGAAAACTCAGAACTTGTAAAGGTGATGAAAGAAGTACTTACTGCATTAAAAAGCAATAACCCTACTCAAAATTATGATCCCAAAATAGAAGTTACTCTCAATGTAGAGAAATCTTCACTAAGTAAGCGTAAAGTGTATGAAGATTTATCCCAACATTTAGGTAAAGCTATGCAGAGAGAAATGAAAAGGAGATTCGAACGATGAATTTTACAAAATATCCATATTTTCAATTTAACGGACGCAAGTCAAATGAAATGAATATGTTGATATTAGATGATATGGAATTTGTAATTCCAGAATCTGTTTTTGATTTTCAAAGTGTAGATGGTCGAAGTTCAGACATTATTTTTGATAAAAATAAACTTAATGATATAGAAAAAGCTTTTCCAGTGCGAATATATAAATCTCAAAAAGAAAAAATTCCTAAACAACTTAGAGATATTGCTTCTTGGCTTCACCAGCCTAAAAAATATTCTTCATTAGTTTTTAGCGGGTATGAAGATTATTATTACAAAGCACTCTATTACACCAGTGTGAAAGCTCCAGATGTAGATCGTAGATGGCTTGATGTGTCATTGGTATTTAAATGTCAACCATTTATGTTTCGGCTAGATGGTAAAGATGTGCGGGAAGTAGAAAGTGGAACAGCTCTTACAAACCCAGAGCCTTTTGAAAGTCTACCATTAATTACTTTTAACAAAACAACAGCAACGGCTGACAGCACACTTTATATTAATGGTGAACAATACACCATTGCAAAAGAAGCTGGAATAGGAATAATCACTATAGATAGTGAAAGTGGAGTTGCTTATAAAGATGGCGGCGTGAACGTTTCAAAATACTGTTTGATTAATGGGAATGGATATCATCCTATTACGCTCCAACCTGGGCGAAATGAAATATCTTATAACAATATGAATCAATTCAAAATAAAACCAAGGTGGAGGAATTTAGCAATATGAGCATTATGCTTTTACATGATAAAACAAATAATAACTGGAACTCCCAAGGAATAGGTCCACTTCATGATGCTCTAGACCCTATTGTGACAAGGGGAAGAAATGGTGCTTATGATTTATCATTTACTTATCCGGTTCATGGTGTACTATTTAAGGAACTTGTGGTAGGCCGTTGGATTGTCGCCGATGCTGGTCCGAGTCAAACTGCAAAAGCGCAAAGATTTGAAATTACAGAAATCACAAAGCCGTTAGATGGTAAGGTTGAAGTTTATTGCGAGCATTATAGTTTTAAGTTGTTACGTTCAATAGTAAAAATAGGATCAGAGTTTGAAAATATCACTGCACAAGCTGCTTTAAACCAACTTAAGGACAGAATGGAGCCAAAAGGCGACTTTACTTTCTATAGTGATGTTGCTACAAAATCCTCTATAGATTTCACTGACCCAGCGAAATTTAAAAATGCGCAAGAAGTATTAGGAGGAGTACAAGGGTCAATACTTGATAACTTTGGGGGCGAGTATCTTTTCAATAATAATCAAGTACGATTGTTAGCCAAAGCTGGTATTGAAAGAAATGTAATCATTGCTTATGGTAAAAACTTAACGGATATATCCCAAGAAGAGAGTATTGAAAATACTTTTACTTCGGTATATGGTTGGGCAAAATTAGACGGGGAAGATGGGCAAGTTATTACATTGCCCGAAACCTCTCTTGATAGCGAGTATGTCAATAACTACACCCAACGTCGTATTCAAATGGTCGACTTTTCGGATAAAAAGCCTGAAAATGTGAGTGCTTTAAGAGAAATGGTTAAAAGTTACATCAAAACTAATAAAGTTGGAGTTCCTAAAGTCAATATAAAAACAAGTTATGTCGATTTAGCCAGCTCTGTTATGGATGAACAGCTTAAAAATTTAGAAGAACTGGATTTGTGCGATTGGGTAACGGTCCTCTTTAATGAGCTTGGTATCAATACAAGCGCTCAGATTATTAAAACGGTTTGGAATGTTGCCCTTGATAAGTTTGACAGCTTGGAGCTTGGAGAAGCAGCAACCAACATGTCAAAAGTTATTAGCGATAGTCAGCCCGACACTGATAAAATCATTGACAAAATAGGATGGTTAGAAGATGCTCAGAAAGAAGCATCGGACATTCTTAATAATCCAGGAAAAGGCAATGTGGTCATTTACCCTAGTCTATCTGATCCGCAAGAAATTCTGATTATGGATACTAAAGATGTCAATACAGCTAAGAAGGTTTGGAAATGGAACGCAGGAGGGCTTGGTTTTAGCTCTACAGGCTATAAGGGAACTTATGGTCTAGCCATGACAAATAACGGCGCCATTGTCGCAGATAGAGTGACGACAGGTACACTTCGAGCTATAGAAATTATTGGTGTTACGATTTCAGGAAGTTCATTTGAAACCACAGGGACAAAAGGGAAGATCTTCATATCTGGTGGGGAAATGCAATTTATGGATAATAGCGGCAAGAAATTTGGTCGCTTTTATCCAGCCAATCAAAGCAGTAAATATCTAACAATGATCATGGAGAGTGAAGGCAATGTTTCTATGTATGCTGGCAAGGGGAGATTAAAAAGGACTGATTTCGCAATGGGGAGTGGCTTTGCGGCAGACTCTCCCGTCACATCACTTACTGGAGAACAAGTAGCGTTATGGCTTCATTACACACAAAGTAATTCTGTGAAGACAGGCGTAGAAATTAATAATCAGTATGTGCTGGTTCGAGGGGCACTCCGTGTAAATAACGATACACCAGTTGATTTTTATAGCAGGTTAGACATGCACGGCTATTCTATTCTTAATCAATCAGATATACGTCTTAAAGAAAATATCACTGATCCGACAATTAGCGGTATTGCAGAGACGAAGCGAATTAAGATGGCGGAGTTTGATTTTAAGCAAGGCTATGATAATAGTCATCCCAATCAGCAGCGACCGACGGAGCGACAGTTTGGGATTATTGCCCAAAGTACTCCTTTTCTATCTGAAATGATGAATAAGGAAAAAAATCACTACTTGAGTGTCAACTTGAACAAGCAGGTTAATCTAAATACCCTAACCAATCAAGAACTGATTGAAAAAGTTGAATATTTGGAAAATCGGTTAATTATCAAGCAAAAAGGAAGCCGAAAAACTCATACTAGAAAGGGGAGAAGATGGCGTACAAAACATTAAATCTTGATTTAGCTAAGTCACCAATACTGAAGCCCATTGTTTATGGCCGTATTGGGGATAGCGACATGCAGACTGTGACAGTCAATGTCACAAGCCGTGATGTACCAGTTGACTTGACAGATTTTATAATCACCTTTGAGGGGATCACTAATGGTGAAAAGACGAAGGTATTCGACGTTGACGGAATCAGTAGCACACCCGAAGGTTTAAAAAAAGGAACGTTTGATTATACGTTTCCGAATATGGCATTTGCGGTCGGTGGAAGCTATGAAATTGCTTATTTCTCTATTGTAAAAGGGGACAAGCGAGATACGACAGGTGAGTTTGACATTATTGTTGGCAGTAATGCGGATATTGATGCAGCAGAAGCAGAAACCATTATCACGGAGTATAACAAACTTGTAAAAGAACTCCATGCGATTACTGATAAATACATTTCAGATTCTGATGCGAAGTTTGCGGCTATTAATAAGAAAATTGTAGATTTACAAGCTAAGATTGCTCAGTATCAAACTACGGTTAAAAATACTGCAGATAGTGCAGTTTCAACTATTAACACAACAAAGGATAGTGCAATTAATACAGTGAATACAAGCTCTAATGCTGCAATTCAAGCTGTGGAGTATGCGCTGAAACAATTTAAAGCAGGGGATTTCTATACTAAATCAGAAACTGATGCGAAATTTAATCAAACCATTCGCGATTCTGGGGCAGTTGCTTCAGGAACTGATTTGAATTCACTTAATATTCCAGGTTTCTATGTTATATCAGGTAGAAAGCCAGAT